GAAATTGTTGGTGCCTCTACATAATCGTAACCGTAACTTATAATGCGTAGTTTTGTTATTGAACCAATTCGAGTTGTAAATAAATTAACATCGACACCATCACCTAATATTTCTCTTACAAATAGTTGAGAGTTCGCACCTGTTGTACTATTGATGGTAATTAAAGGTAAAGAATCTTGTGTGTATCCTTCTCCACCTTTTATAAGTGTGCCTGAGTCATTAAATACAACAGATTTTATACCATTGTTTGCTAAATGTACTTCAGAAATTTGTGCATTAGCTCCATATCCTGAACCACCTGTAAAAATTAAATAATCACCAACGTTATAATTTTCTCCGCCATTTGTTATTTCTATTCTTCCAAGAGCACCAACATCATTTATTGGCCGTCTTAAAAGTTTATATACACTTAATCCAACAATATCATTTTCAAAATTAGAACCTTCAAGTGTAATAGAATTTGTTGAAACACTTTCAATTATTCTAATTTCTTCATACTTATTATTTAAAAACAATCTGATTAAATCACCTTTTTCAAATGATAGAGTTAAATCTTGGTCGAAATCACTTAATACTCTAGTGTCTCTAATAGCAACAGTAGAATCTATGACCAAAAGATCATCATTATCTTCTAAGTAAAAACTGTAGAAAAAAGATTCAGGTAATGATTTATAACCACCTCCAGAACCGTCTGTTGAAACAAATGAAATTGGAAAAACATTTAGTGTTTGAGTTGTTGTAACAAAATTAATTTGACAATTTTCAATATTACTTGTATTTGCAGCACCATCTAAAGTTAAAGAATATATTGTTTCTATAGCAACATTACTTACATTTACTAATCTATGTGTACTTTGATCAAGAAGTTGTATTGTAGCTCTTGATTCTTGTCCTAAAATTGTATCTTTAAATCCTCCAACAAAGTCTACTAAAGAAGAATTTTGTATTGTAGGATCTCTAAAACCAAATCCACCATTGACAACTTGAACTTGAATAATAGAACCTTTAGTAACTTCACCAACGGTCGCTATAGCACCAATTGGTGTTAATCCTGAAGGCGGTACAGGATTTAAACCGCCAACTATACTGACTGGATCTCCTTGATAACCCGTTTCAGGATCAAATGCAGTATAAAATAAACCTCTAAATTCTGGATTAATTTTTATTTCAGATAAAGAACCAATTAATCTTGCACTAACATCAATTTTATTATTATCATCATCATAATAACTTGCTTGAACTATTTCTCCAGTTTGAAATAACTTTTTAATATTAGAAATAAACAATTCAACATACTCAATACCTAATTGTCTATCAATTGATCGTGTCACACTTTCTACAATTGCCGTAGATTTTGATATAGATCCTGTAATTTTTGTACCAACAATATTAAAAATATTTTCATCATCAGTATCAACTCGTAAGGCTAAAGGTAAAACCCATTTACCATCAGAAGTTTTTAAAATTTCTTCTTTTGGATAATAAATTTCTATATCTTCATTATAAAGAATTTTAAATAAAAATTTTACAGAATCGGGAGTACCTTTTGATCTATAGTATTGACCAACAAATTTTAATAATTTTGATTTATCAAGAAGTATTTCTTCTGGAAAATATGGAGTTAATTCTGTTTTTATGATATTTAAATAAAAATCAGAAGCAAGATCTATATCTTTAGAATCTGAAAAAGATTGAACTGCTTTTAAAATCTGATTATTTGTTTGTAACCATTGATAATACTTTTCCAAAAAATTAACAAATTTTGGATATTCTTCCCTTACAAATTCAGGAAGTTGTTTTTCAACTAATGTAGAAGTGAGTAATTGTTCCATTATACTTTATAAACTTCTACGACAATACTAGTAGGATCTTCAGAATCAAAAGCTAACATTTTATTTCTAACAGATGAAATGACCATGACACCGTTATTTCTTCCTGAATTTAAAATTACTTTTGTGTTTTCATTTGTAACTTCATCTGGTTTGTAATAAACTATTCTTAACTGTCCAAATCTACCTTCTAAAACAGCAGAAGCTGCAGCTAACTTTCCACCACCTCCAGTAATGCGAACAGTAGCCGTAGTATAACCAACGCCTGGATTAATTACTGTTATTTTTGATAGTTTTCCATTTACAATTGTTGCTGAAGCTATTGCACCTTCACCATCACCAACTATTTCTATTGTTGGTGTAGTAGAAAATTCTATACCTGGATTTGTTACAGTAATAGATTCTACACCAGTAAATGATGAAGGTACTTCTTCAAAGAAACATTGTCTTTGTATTCCATCTTCATCTAACATTGTGAATTCAGGGTTAGAATATAAATTATCAAGAGTTGTACCTTTATCTAAAGCTACTCCATAATCTAAAATATAACTATTTGAATTTATTAAATCAGGTCTAAATTTTTTAGTTAAAAATAATTCAATTTCATTTGAAATAATTGAACTATCTAAATTATCAATTTCAGTTTTAAGTAAAGATGACCTAAAAATAGAATTAAAAGTATTTAAATTATCTTCACAAAAATTTGTTATTTTTGTTTCAATACTTGTTTTTAAATTATTTACATTACTAATAGTTTTTGTTGGATCATAATAAACTTTTGATATTAATTTTAAATAATTATAGTCAACATCTACAATTTCTGGTGTAACTGTTAAAACACTAATTGGTTTTATAATTTCTTCTTTTACAAATTCTTTTTGTGCATCAGTTATTTCAAAACCTAATCGAGGTTTTGCTGCGATAAAAACTTTACCATAAACTGGTGGTTCATTTTCTTCTCCACCCCAAACTGTAACAGCTTCAAATTGTGGGTATTTTTGTTGAATTAATTTGATATAATCATTTTTTGTTACTGCACGATTCTGTGAAGTAAATTGTAGAGGTGCTGCAAATTTAATTTGATCAACACTTTCTTTTTCTGATCCTCCAGAAGCTGATGATACTGAAGAAACAGTAAAATTAGTAAACGATTCTATTGGTGTAGTAGCAATAAAATTATTTGCTTTATTTGAAAGACTACCATTTGTTACTAAGTAATTTAAAGTGACCACACCACCATCAGGAATTTTTTTACCTAAAATATCATCACCAAAATAAATTTCATATTTACCATTTTGGCCTTCTTGCAAGTAATAAACTGTTGATGTAGGATCTATCGTCAGAGCATCTGTATTTAAATTATAAACTACTGAGTTTAAATTAGAAGAAGATTGGCGTACAGTAACTTTTAATGTTGTAGTGTCAATATTTTCATCTGGAATTAAAAAAATCTGTTTTGGGTTTGTTGCTTGACTATGGGTGTAACTATAATTAACAAGTGTGCCTTCATAAATTGACACGCTATTGAAAACAAAATTATTACCAGTTTTTGATACAGTTACATCATCTAATGTTATAAAATTATAAGAACGACTATCAATCAAATTAGAAACAAACATATAACCTTTAGGTAATGTTAAAGATCCTGGTGTTGATGATTGTGAATTGACAGTAAAATTAATTTTTGCTATTGGAGATCTAGTAGACCTTGGAGTGTACCCATATTTTTTCGCATGGGATACTACAGAATTTCGGAGAATGGCGGAGTCTAAAAAAGATTCATTTGCCAGCATATTCATATAATATGCATTGTAATGGGTATTATACGCCAGAATATCTAACAATACCGAAAGACCGGCTCCCTCAAAATCGTAGTCTGAAAATTCTGATTGTTGTTTTAGAAAAGTTTTTAAGTTTGATTTGATGGTATCAAAATCTAACTCGGTTACATTTAAGCGATCAGCCATTATCTTACTCTTTGTAAAAAGAATTGAATTGTTATTGGGTTCGTTAAGTTAATTACTAAAAAATCTAATTTTATATTATATCCGTTATTGTCATAATCAGGTATTGCAGTTACTTTGGTCACACTTACCCTAGGCTCAAAATTTTCAATAGTCTGTAATATCTCTCGTTCTAAAGTTATTGCTGTTATTGAATCTAAATTTTCAAATAACATTGATCGGATATTTGATCCAAAATCTGGTTCAAAAGGTCGTTCATAATGATTTGTTAAAATTATATTTTTTAATGAATTTATAACTGCCTGTTCGTCAATATGTTTGTTTATATCTTTACGAACAGGATGAACATTAAAAGACAAGTCTAAGTCTTTATATTGTCTTGTTGTTTTTGTTGTTACGGTAGCCATCGGTTATTTATGTTTATATTTAAAACTTTTTATTTACTTACGTGTTGTTTATTGACCGCAAATATAAATTTGACAATTCTTCATATGATAAAGGTTTATCTATTTCTTGGTCATTAATATTTTTCCAAGTTTCGGAACCATCTTCATTTTTAATAATTGTCATATAAGGAGTATTGTGAAAATGAGGTAAAGTTAACTGTATCATTCTAATCCAAAAAAGTTGCATAGCTTCTTCTTTACTATCCAGTAAAGTTGTTTCTCCATTTAAAGGATTAAAAACTCCATACTTCATCATTTTCTCCAAAAATTTAACTTACAGAACCCCAAGTTGTACCAAAATTCGTCCAAGTAACAGAATTGCCATTAAGTCTTATTGCACGACCACCGGCACCACCTGATCCTGTGATATTTCCAGCTCCGCTGCCGCCTGCATTGTTAGAACTTCCTCCTGATCCGGCTGGAGTTGCACTTCCTCCGTTACCTCCAGAAGCTCCCCAACCTCCTCCACCACCCGATCCCATATTGCCGGCAGGAAAACCTCCGCCAAAATTGTTTGAAAGGATTCTAGTTCCGTCACCTCCTGCTCCACCGGCTCCACCGCCTTGGCCGCCGTAGGCAGAATAAACACCACCACTACCTGGAAGAACTCGGCCTCCGCCGCCGCCAGCTGTACCAGTATTCTGAAAATCAGTTGCACCCTGGCCGTTTGATCCTGCGGCGCCAATACCTCCTCCAGCTCCACCCGTAAATGTTACTGTGCTGGGTCCTCTAACAGTATTTCCACCACTACCTACTCCGGCGCCTCCGCCGCCGCCAAGAGCAGCTATGAATATTACATCCCCTCCACTTAATGTACCTAATGAAGATCCACCGCCACCTCCACCACCGCCACAAATATAACCATTGTTTGTAATTGTAAGATTTGTACTTGTGGAAATGGCATCTCCTCCAGGACTTCCAGGAAGATGAGAAGCAGGAATTGAACTGAAACTTGCACCTTGACCACCACAACCAATTATAAATCCATTATTAACTATTGAAAGACCACCTGGCCAAGAACCGCAGCTGATCCTAAAGAAATTTGGGCTGAAGAGGATTGACCAAGCTCAGTATTGATCTGCGACATTGATATTTGGCCAGATGACTGTAAAGGCATTTATCTACTTTTCAAATTATCAATTTCTTCTTTTAACTCTTTTATAGCAGCAACTAATAAAGGTATCATATTGTGATATTGAATTGTTAGATACTCAGAACTAATTGGTGCTTCTCTAATAACTTCTGGCAATATTTTTTGCACTTCTTGAGCTGATAAACCAACATATTTCTTTTTCTCATATCCTAATTTTTGAGCTACATCATTAGGCTCATAATAAAATGCTGATAGAGTGTTTAATTTATCTAAAGCATTTTCAATTAATCCTAAACGAACCTTTAATCTATCATCTGAATAAAAAGCAGTTATGTCATTTGTAGCTCTTATTTCTCCTGTTGTACCACTTGCATTTGTTCCAATACCTAAACTTAAAAAACGAACTGATGATGTTGTATCTATTGCTTGAGGTATAGATAGTGTTATTGTTCCTGATGAAGTTATAGGACTTCCTGATACCGTTATATTTGTTCCTGATATTGCAACAGATGAGACTCTAGAATTTGCAGTACTAAAAGCTCCCGTTGCATGAGCAGAAGCTGCGTTAGCGGTTTCAAAAGCTCCGTTAGCATAAGAACCAGCTGAAGTTGCTGTATTTGATGCCGTATTTGCTCTAACAAAAGATGCATTAGCGTGAAAATAAGATGAATTAGCATGAAGGTAAGATGAGTTAGCGTAACTTCCAGATGATGTAGCTTTTTGGTCAGATGTATTTGCTGTGTTAAAAGCGCCATTTGAATGATCTAATAAATCTATACCTCTAGATACAACAGAAACAGATTGTATAAGAGCATTTACTGTACCAAGTTGAAAACTGGCATGTGAAGTATTAATGTAAGGGGATGCATCAGGCTCAGGAGTATAACCGTCAAAAAATTTCCACATTCCATCAGTAGCATCACGAAATAATCCAGAATGTTTATAAGTTCCATCATTATAATTACCAGCAAAGCCTAAATCAGGATTAGAAACAGTATTATTATTGTTAAGATAAATCATATTATCATTAACAACAAGATTATTAGCACTAACTGTTGTTACATTACCAGATACGGTTAAATTTCCAGTTATTACTAGATTACCTGTTATTGAACCACCATTTAAAGATAGTTTTGTATTTGCAGCCTCAAAAGCTGCATTAGCATGATTTCTAACGTATGTATCAGTACTTGTTGATGCTGTATTGGCTAAATTGAAAGCAGCATTAGAATGATTTCGTGCGTAAGAATCTATTGACGAAGAAGCTGCAGAATTGGCGGCCGCAAAAGCCGCATTGGCATAAACACCAGAACTTATCGCTGAATTAGCAGCCGCAAAAGCACCATTAGCGTAAGAACTTGCGGCATTGGCGGCATTGCGAACCCAAGTATCGGTTGCATTGTTAGCAGTATTAAAAGCAGCGTTGGCGTGAATGTAAGAACTATCAGCATGAAAAGATGCCGCATTAGCTTTTGAAAAAGCACTAGCAGATAAAATTTGAGCATCAGTTGCAATAGTGCCTAATGAAGGTACAGAACTTGCTAAAGATGCGGCCGAATTTGCTTGGTCAAAAGCAGCTAAAGCACTTGAACGTGCAACACCATCAACAGCATTTAAAGCATTCACTAAAGCATTATTTGCAATACTAATTGCTGATGTTGCAATTGATAGACTAATATTTGCTGTATTGTATGCTGCGTTAGCAGTATCAAAAGCAGACGCAGCAGAATCAGATGCTTCAGTTGCCGCAGTTATTGCTGAAGTAAGTTGTGTTGATACTGTTGCTGGAGTTACAGTAGCTTCAGTATTTGCAAAAAAGTTAGCAATATCACTTGTTGTAGGTACTATTGAAGATGCATTATTTAAGTTTGCTTTTAAAGCATCTGTACCAATATAATTTTTTATTAAATAATTTTCTGTGTTACCTAAATTGTTTAATTTTGAAACTGTGTAATAGTCATTAACAACAGATTTTACTTCTTTGAAAAAATTCCAATCTGATGTTCTTCGAGTGTATATAAAAGTATTTACAGATTGCAAATTTGAAATAATACTATTTACTTGAGTACTTGTGATTGAAGCCCCTAAAGTACTTAGAGAAGAATAACTACTGTAAAGAGAATTGCTATTTGCATTTAATTCATCACCAATAAAAATACTAGTAAAGTTACCTAATATTGGAGTTGTAGTTTTAAATGATTCGGTTGTATATAAAATTCTTGTTGCTTCTGCACCTATACTTACTGCACTTTGAAAGTTTGGAATATTAGATGTATCGGCAGCTTCAGAATCAGAGATAGTTACTGTCAAACCAGAAATATTATCAGTATGATATTTAAATTCATTTAATTGAATTATTAAATTATTTGCTGTGTTTGCAAGACTTAATATTTGTGCTGATGCTAAAGGATAATTGTTAGCAACATCACCTAAACACAAATTTCTTATATTCGTAGTGTTTGCTAAAAGTCTATTACATTGTGACAGTACAGGATTTTTATAGTAATTTGTTAGACCTACTGCTGAATTAGCAATTTCTTTTCTTTGCCATTCACTTAATCCGCTAGGAGAATTGTTTAGAGTGTTTTGAGATTCAGAACTTAAAAACAGTCCGCTACCAAACTTGCTGGTATCAAAATTTAAAGTTAATCTATCTTTAATAAAAGCCATATTTACATTGGGTTAAATGGTGTTCCTGTTGGACCTTTCGGTGCAGGATGTCGATGTACGTTATAAATGTTTCTTATCATTTGCATTGTTCCAACAGAGTCTCTTACATAAGCAGAACCTATAATGCCAGGTGCTTCAACTTGTACTGTTGCTGTGATTATTCCAGCCGGCACCGGAGATTCAGATGTAAATCCAGAATTTATACCACCAAGTGTCTGTATTCCAAAATATGAAAACAATTGTTTTCCTGCAAGAATGTTATCTCCTGCGTATATACTGTTCACAGCATTTAACATTCCGTTTACAGTAACATCTCCATTTAAATTTATGCCATCAGGAGCATTTATTGTTACTGTACCTAATTCACCGCCAGCTGATAAATCTAAATCTCCGCCAGCAAAAATTGATGCATCACCTTTTACTTTTGTAATTGAATCACCTTCTACTAAAGAGTAAGCATCGCCATCAACTTTCATGTCTGCATCACCTAATACATGAAGTACAGAATCACCTTCAATCGTAATGTTGCAAACACCTTTAATTAAAACATGATTATTTTTTGCAACTATTTGATAACCATCACCAACAATTTTATCTATTCTTGTACCGTCTGGTTGTATTTCTGTAAATGTTCCTATACGGTGTGCTAAACGAACTGTTTCAGAATCTTTAGTGTCATCTAATGCAAACAAATGACCAGATTCAGTTTCAGTTACATGTGCATAAGGATATTCACCTTTAAAAGATGATTCTGGTTCAGTCCAATCATTACCATCAGGTTTGTTTACGGCCATTATACTCTTCCAAAAGATCTAGCAGTATATGCTAATGATTGAGCTTGAGCAACAGTTTCAGTTGTAGCACTCACAACATTCTGTAAAGATTGAGCAGTATTTTGAACTTCAATAAAAAGATCTTTTATTTCACCAAAAGGTGATATTGAACCTGATGGTGAATTTGGATCGTCAAAAGATAATAATTCAGATAAAGCGTCTGTAAATTCTTGTACACATTTTTTCAACATCTGTGCCAATTTTGCAGGTAAACTAGCAATATATGCCAAAATTTGATTACAATACTTTAAGAAATCTGCTGTAGCTTTAACTACATCAGTTATAAAATCTGCTGCCTTCTTTATCATTTTTAATACTTCTTTTATTTGTCTAATTGTTACTTGAACAGCCGTACCCATAGGACCACTAGAAAGACCAGCAAAAAATTGTTTTATTGCCTCTCGAGCTTGTTGTACAAATTGATAAGTTAACATTTTTTCTTTTGCAATATCAAATCTCAATTTCTTTTTAAAATCACAAACATGTTCAATTGCATTATTTGTTAGAGCTATCGTACTGTTTGCAATTTCACCTCTCGCTAAAGGAGATGTGGTTGGTTGGCCGTCAGCTCTTGTTACCACACCAGGAGGAAGTTTAGGAGTTTTATCTGCTTGTTCTTGTGTTAATTGAGGTACAAATCCTGCTGATTGGCCGTATGTTGAAGAACCATTTCTTGATGCTGAACTTGTAATATTAATTACACTTGTTGATTGTATTCCTGGTAGAATACCTACGATGATTGGATATTGTAAAGTTTCGGGATCTAAAAAGTATCCAACGACCCATTCACCCTCTCGAGCTATCGATGTTGTACTTCCTGTTGACAAAGGAACGACAGCGTGAGCCCATGGAAGGTTATCTACTGGACTTTCTTCAATATTTGGTGAGTGTAATCCAATAATTCTCACCTTGTACATTCCAATGTTTAATGGATCGTGAGCATTCTCAATAATACCAACCCAATTCATCGGGTCAAAATTACCATAATCCTTTTTAGTTTGTGTAACTATCATGCGTAATACCTCGCATCATCTACGGTTGCTGTTCGAATAACTCCAGCTTCTCTGTTAGAAGAATCACTAGCGCACTCGATAACAACCTCATGTATCGTAGGAGTTATACAATGATGTGCAGCTATGACCATATATTTTCCATAAAGACTTTTATCATAATTATCATCATCTTTTAATTTTTCTCCAAGTTTTGGAACTAATAATTCAACATTCACACCTGATGTAATTGAAAAATTACCAGGAATTAAAACTTGAACTCTTTGTGTTAGAAAATTTTGAATAATTGCTTTTCTTTGAAAGACATACTTGTAAGGGTCATCAACAAAATTTAAAGACTCAGGATCGTTTTCTTGTATGTATTCATTTTCATTTCGATAATATCCAAAAACATACACAGATTGTTTAGCATCAAACATCTCAATATTTTGTTTGCCTTTTTTATTTTTAACAACGGTCAAATTAGGCACTTTATTACCGTGTTTCATAGTGTGATAGTGGTCATCAAAACTTATTTCTCTTTGTGCTATTGTTCTGGTTATTGGATCAAATCCTATAAATTTACCGGCATAAACTCCATTTTGAACATTCTTTAAGAAATCAAACTGTGTTAAAACTTTAAAATTCTTTACACCAAAAAAAGTTGTTTCTTCGGCTTTATCACCTAATGCAACATTCTTTGGTATAAAATTTAATTTAGCAACAGGTGAATTTAAAAGCAATTTTGCAAGATTTACAAAGTTATATCCTTTTATATTTTCAAAAAATAAAAATGTCGGTGATTCTTTTTCATCTAAACTTCTCTTTGCACACCAGTCAATCGCATCTAATGGGTGTAAATTTGGTATAACAACTTTTCTCATACCTATTGTTTCTGCAAATAATCCACCATTTTTTGTTTCTCGGTCTATATTAACATTTAAGTATTCTTTTAATATAGATGTTGCAATATTTCCATAAGTATTTTCATATGATTGAGTTACACGAAGTTGTTCGGATAAAATATATTCATCTGAAATGAAATGTAATATGTAAGCTTCCGATGTTAAGTTTACATTTTTTCTATTTGATTGTTTGAAAATTCTAAAGACTTTTGTAAATGTCAAAGGGTCACTAGCACTACCAAACTCATTTTTTTGAATATTGACAATTAAATTTTCAGAACCATCAAGTGACAATTCATCTGTTAGGCCTTTAGCGTCTAAAATCACAATATTGCCATGCATACAAGGTAATAAAATACTATCGTAGATATTTAATTCTTGAAATATACCTGAAATATCTACTTTTTTTTCTTTGTAAACTAAAGACAACTCTTTAATTAAAAAATCAGAAACATTTACTGTCATGAATTAAAAACCTCAGTAAACTCATTTTCAACTATAGGTACAAATTCTGGTTTTAATATTTTTATTGAACGCTTATTTTCATTTTCTTCAACTTCATAATTGTAATAACTTAAAGATTCTTTTGTTATATCAATCGTCAATTCTGTACCATCTTGCAAAGTATAATTAGATGAAGAAGAAGTTAAATTTGCATAAGCATTTTGAGTTAATGATGTTTTTTCAATGGACAAAACTTCATTTAACTTAGTATTTGTTTTGGTTTCAACTCTTAAATAGGTCTTTATATTTGTTTGAGCCCAATTTGTTCCTGCACCTTCGGTTGAGTTGTTTGCATATTGTTCTGATTGATATTTTACATCAATATATTTTTTAAGTGAAGAATCACTCAAAGGCCAGTCAAATTGTGGATTTAAAATTTCGTTTAGTAGTAATATAATCCAATGCCTTTCAGATGAACCATAAATTTTATGTGCAATAATATCAGGTGTTTCTCCATCAGAAATTAAATATTCATAATACACCACAGAATTGTCTCTAAATTCTTTTTCAAAAGAAACCTTTGATGTAATATTGGTTAGATAATCAATATTATCTGGTGATAATGTGTATGGTGTTTTTGGAAAATATTTAAAAAATTTTGCCATTATTCATTCTCACTACTATTAATTTGACCAAAGTTCTCTCTCAAACTTAATCGTCCCTCATCTCTTGCAAAGTTTGCTTTTGTCAACATTTCTGTTTCTTGGAATTCCAAAGACAATCTAATTGCAACAGGCATACCTGTAAATCCTTTTCTAGCCGTCAAATCACTCGGCACTTCATATGTAGCAAAACCATTTGGTGCATAATCTATATCTACATTCGTTAAAACACAAGTTGATATTTTTGGAATGTTAGGATTTTCTTGGCCATTGTAATAAAATTTAATATCAAATTCTGAAGGCGGAACTAAAAAGAATCCTCCAACACCACCTGAATTTTCTGAACCTAATAATTCTGGTGCTTGATGAAATCTAAATCTATCTAAAATTCTTTGTACTTCAGACGCTTCTCTAGATAATCTAGGATAAAACATAAAGTCGAATCTAAAGTTTCTTAATTTAGGTGATACATATAAAACTTCAAGTTGCGGGTTAGCAACGGCTCCAAATCCTCCAGCAAAAGCTGCACGACCAACATCACCAAACATTCCTGCAACGGCGTTTGCAATAAATGGACTTGCATTTTTACCAATAATGTCCATTGCATCTTTAAAAGAAGTTGTATCCCTTAAAGCTGAAGCTGCGGCTCCAGCAGCAGCAAATAATCCACCACCTAAAGCTACTTCGTTATACCCTTGCTGATGAGTAAAATTTAAAGTATCTGGCATATAAAGAGCAATCGTATCCGTTGTTCTTTTTATTGTTCGCACACCAGCTAAAGATTTATATGATGATGCTTCTGAAATTGTTGTAGAGCCTACTTTCGCAGCAGAACTAGGAATATTTCCTATTCCCAATTTTCTTTCAATTTGCTCTAATTTACTGTTAGCTTCTTTTGCAAAATTTGTTGATTTTTCTGCAAAATTTGATACTGTCGATAAAACAGAATCTAATCCACCTATTCCTGTGCCACCAACCGAAGAATTTAGATTTCTTCTATTTGTAATAATTGAAGGTTCATCTCCAAAGCCAGTAATACCTTTGTAACTCGTTTTATTTTGCTCATTAACATGAATTACCATGTAATGACCTTTATCGTAAGAACCTAAGTCTATAGGATATCTTAATGTATTTGAATTATATTTTCCGCCAACCAAATTCTCTCTTGAATCACTAGGTCGAGTGTACGGGTTTTTATTAAATGATATATCCGTAAATTTAAAAATAGACATTTTTTGCCTTTAAAGTTGACTAGATAGTATTTATGTCATATAAAGGAAGGTTTATACCTAACAATCCTAAGAAATACAACGGTGATCCTAATCATATCATATATCGTTCTTCTTGGGAGGTAAGAGTAATGAAGTATTTGGATGAAAATCCAAATGTCATATGGTGGGCATCTGAAGAACTGCCCATACCGTATCGCTCACCT